CAGAATTGGATATGACCCTGCAACGGGTTCTAGCACAGATAGTCCGGCTGTTGTTGTGCGAGATATGACCGATAACAGAATTGTTAGAGCGTATGACCTTTACGGTTTTAACTATGACCAACAGTGGGATAAAATCGCGGAAATATCGAGAATGTATAATTATGCTCCATGCGTTTGGCTGCGTACAGGCCACACTGCCGTTGAAAACCAGCTTGCAAAACGTGGCGTAGTGGAAATGCCAATTGACGAACAGGCTGGCAAAAAAGCAGTGTATATTCAGTCGTTGGAACTTGCGGTACAGAATAAAGACGTTCGTGTGCTAAATGACGGTTCGCAAGAAATTCAAACTTTAATTATGCAGATGAACGATTATACGGAACATAATGGCAGATATAGCAACGAGATTGAAGAACACGATGACTTTGTTTCTGCGTGCTATGCTGTTTATCACGATTATAGTTTTGGCGAGTGTAAAGCGTCTTATTGCCCCTTAATGGGCGCTATTAAGCGTAATGCTTGACAAAATTGAAATAGTAGTGTATTCTTACGATGTAAACAAAAATAAGTGCCAAGAGTGCCGTGGGTAAAACTACGGCACTTTTAATTTTGCATAGATTTGCGGAAAGGAGGATGAACAAATTGACTAGAAGTGAATTTGAAGTGAGTGATAAAGCCTCGTTATCCGCAAGTGAAGAACGTCCTATTAGCACTGTGCAAGTTTCTGTGTTGCCGCAACAGTATAGAAATATATTCGTTGACAACCGAATCACTTATGATTTGCTGAAAAAGATTGCTTGTGCGCGGGATAAGTTTGATGCAATTGATACTATCGTAAACGAAACGCCAGACGGAAAACAGGCTCTTAATGTTTATTTGCGTTTGGCGAATCAGGGTATCAATATTGAATTGAAAAGCGCAACGACTGGGCGTGTTGTAAAACGATATGATGCTGAACTAAGAGAGTTCTGCAAGAATATTGGCAAGAACAATTCGTGCGGTCTTGACGGTCTTGTAGACCAGCTCCACAATTCTGCTGTGACCAGAACTGGTATGGCTGTTGAAGTCGTGGTGAACGATGACGCAACGGACATTGACGAAGTTCTGATTATTGACCCTGCCACAATCACAGAATTTAAGTGGCTGCCGGAAAAGAACCGTTATGCCGCATATCAGTCTGGACTTGCAAACGGAAAAAAAGTTGACCTTTACGAGGGAAACTTCTTCTGGGTTCCGCATCAGCCGAAGCCGGGCAGTCCTGTTGGCACAATGCAGTTTGAACCGGCAATTGCCACCGAAACTGAATTTTACCAGTTGATTCAAGATTCTATGGCCGTGCTGAATCGTATCGGTTATCCGCGCTATAAATGCGAGATTGACCGTGCGGCACTGCTTGAAAGCGCCACTCCGGCGCAGAAAGCAACTGGTGAAGCCCAAGCAAAACTGTTTGAGGACACATTCAATCAGGTTGAACACCAGCTTATCAAGATGGGCAAAGAAAACGACCTGATTACTTTTGATAGCAACAAGGTTGATATTCTTGGCGGCGGCGTAAACGGCTCTGGCATTGACGTGAGAGCATGGTTTGAAGTTCTTGAACCGCTGATTTGCAATTCGTTCCAGCTTACGCCTGTTCTTATGGGGCGTTTGAAGTCCGGCTCGTACAGTCTTGGTACGGCTGAATATTCAATTGTGTGTGATACTATTGACACAATGCGCCGCGCAAGTAAGCGCATTCTGGAAGAAATCGTAAACTTGTGGGCAAGAGTTCGCGGCTACAATGTACGCGCTACTGTTACGCATAATCCGATTGACTGGCAGACTGAACTTGACAAGTTGAGCGTTGAGTTAAAGCGGATGGAAAAGGCGCGCCGCGCAGAGGAATATCAGTGGGTCACTCACGATGAAGCTGCCCAAATCGGTCTGGATAAAGATAAGGCGAGTGCTCCGGCACAGCTTAATGTTTTGGAATATCTGACGCATAACAAAGACGCGGAAGTAACGAATGAGGAAAGCGCACAGGAAGAACAGAACAATCCGAACCAGAACGGGGGCGATACTAAGTGACGCTCCAAGAAATATTCGGAACTGGCACGGTTCTTGTTGTTGTAATTCTTTCCATGATTGAAGTTTCCAAAATAAAAATCAATCCGTGGTCGTGGCTGGCAAAACAAATTGGGAATGCAATAAACGGTGAAGTCTTGAAAGAGGTTAAAGAGCTTAAAACGGATATTCAAGAAGTAAAAGCCGAAGCCACAAGTCTAAAAGACGATTTGTCAAAGCTGAATGATAAAGTAGATGAAAATTCTGCAATGACTGCAAGAGTAAGGATTTTGCGATTTGGCGGAGAACTTTCAAGAGGGATTGACCACAATAAAGAGAATTTCGATCAAGCGTTGTGCGATATTTCAGACTACGAAAAGTATTGCTCTGAACATCCGGAGTTCAAAAACGATAGAGCAAAACTTACGATAAAATACATAGAACAGGAATACAACAAAAGACTGGAAAACAACAGTTTTTTATGAATCCTTTGGAAAGGATGTGATAATCCATGAGAATCATTAACAAGTACATTTCCGTAAGCGATTCTGCAAAGAATGAAAGCGCGGAAATCAATATTTACGGTGACATTTGCGACGAAAAGTGGTTTGACGAAGATGTTACGCCAAAAGCGATTCTTGACGCTCTGGATGATGCTGGTGCGGTAAAGAATTTGAATATCCACATTAACAGTTACGGTGGCTCTGTATTTGCTGGAAATGCTATTGTGAACATTCTGGACAGCTACAAGCGCAAGTCTGGTGCTACGATTAACGTGTACAATGATGGCCTTGCGGCAAGTATGGCAAGCGGCATTGCTTGTGCTGGTGATAAGGTGTATGCTGCTAAAAACAGTCTCTTTATGTACCACAAACCGCTTATGGTTATGCAGGGCAACGCAGAAGATTTTGAGAGCGCTATAAGCGTGTTGAACAAAACCGAAGATGCGTTGGTTTCCAATTATATGCGCAAGTTTAACGGCACGGAAGAAGAACTGCGTGATATGCTTGCAAAAGAAACTTGGCTGACTGCTGATGAAGCAAAAGAGTATGGTTTTGTGGATGAAATCATTGAAGCCAACAAAATTGCCGCAAGCGCAAATGGTATCAGAATCAACGACCAGACTTTCGATGGTAGGGTTGCTGATATTGTTAAAAATAAATATCCCGATATTACTATCGAAAAGGAGGAACCTAAGTTGAAATATGACGAAGCACTGAACGCATTCGGCATTGACGAAACCATGTTCAACACTCTGGACATGGAAAGCGACAAGCTGATGCGGATTGCAAACGCTGTAAAAACCGCTGTAACGCCTGAACCTGTTGCAGAGTTTATCGCACAGGACGCCGCTGTTGCCGCTCTGGGCAAGGATGACATTACCGCCGATGAAGTTCTGAACTTTGCAAAGGCTGGCATGAATCCTGTTGATACCACTGCAATTCAGAACAAGGCAAACGAGTACGACAAGATTGTTGAAAAGGCTCGTGCAGACGCTCTTGTGAATGCAATGAAAGCACAGGGCGATTCTTACAACGAACAGCGCATGAAGAAGTATCTGGACGTTCTCGACTATTCGGAAATCGTAGACCAGAGCAACGCGTGGAATGAAGAAGCGAAGAAGATTCTCCACGCTGGTTATCGTGGTTCGCAGCCCAAAAGTACGCTGAACAACACGAAAGAAAAGCCCGTAAACAAGGCTGATTATGATATTTAACAAGGAGGAATAAACAATGGCATATCCTATCAATAATTCCGGCGCGCGCGATAATTTTACTTTCAAGCTCGCCACCGCAACTGCTACTGCTGTTGCAAGCGACATTAAGCAGGCTATTGGCAAGGTCGTTGTCATTACTGGCAACGAGGAAGCTGGCTATGGCTCTGCCGGTGATGAAATCTTTGGCGTTATCCAGCAGATTGAGCGCGTAAGCAACATTGACGATTCTTACGTTATTTCCGTTGCACGCAATCAGGCTTTTGAGGACGTGGCTTGCGTTGGCACTGAAACTGCTGGCGCTCCGCTGGTGGCCGATGGCAAGGGTGGTGTTAAGCTGTCCGGTACTTCGTCTGCAAAGGTGCATACCGCGACTACTGCGCTGTCTGTTGACGCTACCGAAAAGACTTGCACTATTTATATCGGCTAAGAAAGGAGAACAAATACAATGGCAAAGATGTATGTGAATAACCGTGTAATGGATAATTACACGAAGGGCATGACCATTAACGATGCTATTATGAATGAGTTTGGCGAGGAGTACGAGTCTCGTATTAAGAATGACGCTTCTCTCAAGAACTTTACTCCGCTGAACATGGTGCTGCGTGATGCAAACATCAATCGTTATAGCACCGTGGGCGATATTATGAATACCGCTTATGAATCTAACGGCACTGCCGATACGAACGAGTGGCTGTTCCCTATTTGGCTGGATAGCAAGCTGAATGAATCCGTGGCCGCTGCTAACATGATTAACTATCTGGTTAGCACCACCGTTAATGTTGATAGTTCTGTTGTCAAGAGCGCTATGCTTGACCTGAACACTGGCAAGAACGCAAAGGCTGTTCAGATTCGCCGTGTAGCCGAGCTGGCAGACCTGCCTACTGCCCGCATTACGCTGGGTTCTAAGGCTGTGAGCCTTTACAAAAAGGGTCTGGCCGTGGAGTTCTCTTATGAAGCTGCGCGCCGCATGAACATTGACCTGTTCACCAAGCACATGAGCGCTGTTGTGGCCGATACCGCACGTCAGGAACAGGCCGAAGCAGTTGAAACTCTGCGTTATGGTGATGGCAACGGCAATGCTGCAATGAATCTTGGCACGCTGACTGGTGGCCTGACGCAGGATAATCTGATTGACCTGCTGATTGACTACGAGATGAAGAACAACTTTGCAGCGGACACCGTTGTTGTGGACACCGACACTTACAAGAAAGTGGCAAAGATGCTCTACAACGTGAACGAAGCAAGCGGCATTTCTAACCGTGTATCGTTTACGATGCCCCAGCTCAACATTAAGGACATTGTTGTTCTGCACGCTGATCTGGCAAAGGAGAGCGACAAGAACGTTATCCTGCTGGCGAACCGCGCTAACACCTTGCAGCGCTTTGTTGAGAATGGCAGCGTGATTCAGGAGGCCGCGTCTTATGCAAAGAACCAGAGCAAGATGCTGACTTACAGCGTGTGCTCCGGCTACGGCATTGGCATGGTGAACAGCAACGCAATGGCTACGTTCTGATTCAAGTGCTAAATAAAATAGCCTAATATATAATCCCCGTTCTTTATAAGAGCGGGGATTTTTTATGCCGTATAAAACAAAAACCGCGCAGTGGAAGTACGATTTCCACTTGCACGGTATTCAAACGCGCTAGACCGGACAGACTAGCTTTTGCGCTTGCTAAATACAGTTTACAGCAAACAAAGATTGAAGTCAAGCAAAAGATTTGGAAATTTTTTTGCCAAACCTCTTGAAAGATAACAACAAGTGCGATATAATGATGGCATGGAGGTACAAAAAATGGATTATAAGGATTTTATCAAGTCAAAACAGATTATGGCTGGTTCTTCTGGTTTTACAGTAGACAAATCAGAACTCAATCCGAAAGCGTTTGAGTGGCAACGTGACGTTGTAGCATGGGCGCTTAAAAAGGGTAAATGCGCAGTGTTTGAAGATTGTGGGTTAGGTAAGTCGGTTCAGCAGCTAATGTTTGCGTCACAGGTCGTAAAACACACAGGTAGGCCGGTTTTAATTTTCGCTCCGCTTGCTGTCGTACAACAAACAGTGCGAGAGGGGCAGAAGTTTGGCGAACCAGTTACGGCTGTGCGAGAGCAAGAACAGGTCAATGGCGCTGGCGTATATATCACTAATTATGATATTGCCGAACATTTTGATATGTCACAGTTTTCTGGCATTGTTTTGGACGAAAGCAGTATTCTTAAAGATTTTACAAGCAAGACCAAACAATTGCTGATTGATATGTGCAAAGACATTCCATATAGGCTGTGCTGTACGGCTACGCCTAGTCCGAATGACTTTACAGAGCTTGGAAACCACGCTGAATTTTTGGGCATTATGAGCCGCACAGAGATGCTTGCTACATTTTTTGTGCATGACGGTGGCAATACAAGCAGTTGGAGATTAAAAGGCCACGCAAAAGACGCATTCTTTGAATGGGTGGCAAGCTGGGCGTGCTGCATGACTTCTCCTAGAGATTTGGGATATGATGGAACAGGCTACGATTTGCCGAAGCTGAATATTATTGAACATATTGTAAAGGTGGACGAACTGGAAGATGCAGACGGTCAAATGATGCTGTTTGCAAGTACAGTCCAGACGTTGAACGAACGCAGAGCCGCAAGACGGAACAGCATGGACGGGCGCGTTGAATTAGCTGCGGAAATTGCAAATTCCACCGATGAACAATGCTTGCTTTGGTGCGATTTGAACGATGAAAGCCGGAAACTGCACGAAGCTGTAAATAATTCCGTGGAAGTGCGCGGAACAGATACGCCTGAACACAAAGTCACTTCTATGCAGAAATTTACTGATTCAGAAGTAAAGTGTTTGGTTAGTAAAAGTTCTATCGCCGGATGGGGCGTGAACTGGCAACAATGCCATAGAATGATTTTTGTTGGGCTTTCAGACAGCTTTGAATCGTATTATCAGTCTGTGAGACGTTGCTGGCGCTTTGGCCAGAAACAACCTGTTGATGTCCATATTATTATCAGCGATGCAGAGGGCGCTGTAAAGGCCAATATTGAGCGCAAGCAGAAAGAAGCAGAGACTTTGACAAAAGAGCTTGTAAAGCATACGAAAGACATTCTTATGGCTGATATTAAGTCTACCAGAAGAATGACCGAAACGTATTACGCAACAGAGAAAATGGTAGTGCCTACTTGGTTAAAAACGGAGGGTTAAAAAATGAATGTAAAGAATCAGTATGTAGATGACAGAATGGCGTTATATCACGGTGATAGCTGCGAAGTGTTGACTGGTATTCCCGATAACAGTGTTCACTTTGAAATCTATTCGCCGCCTTTTGCAAGTCTGTACACGTATTCTAACAGCGAAAGAGACTTGGGTAATTGCAAGAATCATTCTGAATTTTTTGAACAATTCCAGTTTATCGTAAAAGAACTTTACCGTGTTCTTATGCCGGGGCGTTTAATGAGCGTGCATTGCATGAATCTTCCTACCAGCAAGGAACGAGATGGCTTTATTGGCATTGATGATTTTCGCGGAGATTTGATTCGTTTATTCCAAGAGAACGGATTTATTTATCACAGCGAAGTTTGCATTTGGAAAGACCCTGTTACGGCAATGCAGCGTACTAAGGCGCTTGGCCTGTTGCACAAGCAAATCAAGAAAGACAGTTCTATGAGCCGCCAAGGCATTCCCGATTATCTTGTTACTATGAGAAAGCCGGGCGCAAATCCAGAACCGATTACCCACACTAACGAATCGTTCCCTGTTGATGTATGGCAGAGATACGCAAGTCCTGTATGGATGGACATAAATCCTAGCGATACATTGCAGAGAGAAAGCGCGCGAGAAGAAAATGATGAACGCCATATTTGCCCTCTTCAATTGTCTGTTATACGTAGAGCCGTAAATTTGTGGACTAATCCGGGCGATATTGTGCTTTCTCCGTTTGGCGGCATTGGTAGTGAACCGTATGTTGCGCTTGAAAGTGGTCGTAGAGCGGTTGCAATTGAGCTGAAAGACAGCTATTATAATCAAATGGTACGAAACTGTCAGTCCGTTACGGCGAACGAGCAGTTGACAATTTGCTAAATTGATGGGAGGTCTGCTTATGGCGCTAT